GCTTTATCTTTAAAATCATAACCAACAATACTTGTACTAGGTCTAGTTCTAACTTTTGGTCTTTCTAATCCATGAGGTTTAACCAATAAACCTACTTGAGCATTTGCTCTTGCCGGCAATAATTGACGAACTGTTCTAAATAAAGAATCGTCAAAGTATTTTAATATATATAAAAAATCAAAAAATGAAGGATTGCTAGTATATTTTTTAAAATAGCTTTCCCTTAAGTTTTTTAGAGGTGTATATGATTTTTTAAATTCATCGCTTGGCGATCCTACAAAGTTATCGTATTGGAATGGTCCAAAGTCATGGGCAATATCTAGTTCTATTTCGTCTTGTGGAGAAAAATAAACTCCTAATCTATTTTCGTCTGTTGGATTTTTGTCTGCCGAACTAAATTCTTTTTTTGCATCATGAGAAAGATTTCCTCTAAGGGCATTATCTTCTATTCTAATTTTTTCAGAATATGGAGATGGGCCTATATTTTTAGGGCTTAGTGTATAGTGTCTTTCTTCAAATTCTTCGTATTGAGCAATTCCAGGGTTAGTAAAGTTTCTAAACGTTGCATTTGAATATATTTTATTTACTGTTGCTCCAGTAGAATCTATCAATTTAAACCTATGATTATTATTTGAAAGAGCTGTAGATTCTGGATGAGATGAAGATACTATAGATCCATTAGAAAAGTCTACCCTATTAAGGTCACACCCTAATGGCCATCTTCCAAGCAATTCTGTAAAAGAACTCGTTTCATTTGTTGTGTTTGCTATTGTTCGAGGCGCACCAACATGATAATTAAAGTATGATTCAGTTAAATTATTGTGGTATACTCTCCACTCTTGCATAGATCCAGAAAATGTTTTAGTATTGGCTAACGAGCTGAACGAATTTCCTAATGTTGCCGTCCAAGTAGCAGAACCTTGATCTCCACCTAAAAATTGTCTCAATGTACTCGCAGTTTCTGCTGTAGGATAATCGTCTGACGCGTCTGAACCAGATATTGATTTACCCCAGGCAGAATTTAATACTCTACCATTGTTTGTTGTTCCATCTGTAGTATAGCTTGCACTTAACTGATGAGACATTCTACCGAACTGACTAAAATCTCCTTGTTTTTTGCAGAATAGTTCATATGTTAAATTTTGGCCGTGATGACTATTTATATTAACAGACTCAGTAAAAGCATATGCTTCATTAAGTTTACCTGCATCATATCTAGTTAAAGCAATATTCCAATAATCTCCATCAAAAATTGGAGCATATTTTGTAGAAGAAGTAACAGTTGTTTGTCCGTGACTTCCACTTAATGCAAAAACTATTCTACCGTACGGACTATCTGTTGGGGCAGAAGGATTCATAGATCTAGTGTGTTCAGCTATAATAGATAAACTACCGCTATTCGTGTTCCATAAAACTGTATTATGTTTTAATTTGGAGTTGGCCTTTTTTCCTTGATGAGATAGATCTGGTATTTTAAATCTAAATTCCACTGTATCAGGGTATCTATCAGGACCTCTTTCAGCTACTGCAACGGACCAAGGAGCATCAAGATAGGATCCTCCCGTTCCAGAGTGACTTTCTATTCTTAAACCATAATTATATCTATCATATATTACCTTTGAATGTCTATTAGGTAGTTTTTGAGGACCACCATATTCATAAATTCTAAGTATTGTTGAAGGCAATCCATACATAGAAGTAATTGCTCGTATACTTCTTTCAGATCCTTTTGTTTTATAAACATATGGTAAATTATTTAATATTCTTTTCCAAAGTTCTTTTGTGATTTCTTCCTTAGAAAAAGATTGACTAGCTTGAGTATTATTTGCATATGTAACAGATTGACTAAAGTCGGCAGTATAATTTGTAGATGTAGCCCCGTAACTTCCAGAAGAATCTGTTCCCATGGCATATGTCCATAATTCGTCAAAGTCAAATCCTTGGTGAGGGTACCAACCAAAAGACTCTAATACTGGCTGCACTAAATCCTTAGACAGTCCTTCAAATAATGGGTTTTCTCTATCATGTATTTGGGTCAACTCTTTAACATAGTGGTAAATATAATCAAAGTGTTGAGACACCATATCAATATATGTTAAAAATTGTAGATTGTTTTCATCTTCGGCAATGTGAGAAGGAATTAGTTTTCTTAAACTATTTTCATTTTCTGCATCAAAAATAGACGCAGAATATATTGCTCCTGTTCTATAATATAATTCTTCTCCTGGGTCTAAGCTACCAAACCATTGTTTTGCTTGGTTAGAATTTACCGATGCAAGTGTATATGGCTCAGTTGAATTTGTTTTTGGCCAAGTAAATGGCCAGTAATCTCCGTAATTGGATGATTGGTGAGAGGCAGACTCATAATATAAATGTTGCTCAAGTTCGTCAAAAGTGCTTATTACATTAGATTTTAAATTTGTAAATTTAGTTAAGTTGTTTTTATAATACACAGAGCTTGATGCAGCTGTTCCAGATAGACCAGTTAAATTTGTCGAAACTGAAGCGATTGCTTTATCATAAGATTCTATCTGTTGTAATTTATACTTAAAATTTTCTAATCTTTCGGTTGCGCTACCAAAATGGATTAAATTAGAAAAGTCTGTCCCAATTATATTAAAATTAAAATTTATTTTTGCATCGCCTAGACTTCCAGTTCTTCTAGATATTCTATCTAATATTTTATTTCTAACCGTTGGCTGTGTACTAACTAAATCGTCTATAGTTTTCCAACCAGTTGGTGCTGGAGTATCATATTTTAAATCTAATGTAAAATCTGCAGGAGCCAGTAAATTTGGTCGTTCTGCTGGAGGGGTGTATTCAACTAGTATAGGTTCAGTTATAGATTCTATTACAGCTTTTACTATCCAAAGTTCATCTTTTTCTTCAATATTGTTAGGTAAAGGCTCATATAATTTTACAACCAATGAATGAGGCGATTCTGGATATGCTTTATAATCTACTAGCCAATTAACTGCCAATAAAGCTTTATTTTCTCCAAAATTTAATCTAATGTCTCTAAAAAAATCTACTTCTACATCAACTAAATCTGGGTTTTGATCTCTACGACCAAAGGCCAAAAATTCTTCTGCTAAAAAATTGTTTTCTGGGTCAGATGGTCGCAATCTTATTTCAGTACGGCTATTCGATATTTCATCAACAATTAACGTTGTTGTATTATTACCAACAATATTTCTAAAAAAATTGTATTGTATATTAAATTTACCAGACCTGTAGCCTAAATTTCGTATATCGTTATGTATATCTAATTTAATAGTTGGAGATTGATTTTTAGTATCTTCTTGATTAACAGACCAATTAGAAATATTGTACGCGCTTTCAATTACATTGTCACCGCTTAATACGTGCAATTCAACATAGTCATCAAATAAACCTGTACCAAAATTAGTAAATATCGGCCTACTCTTTATAAGCTTAATGTCTTTAGGATCGTATGTATTTATTCTTGTAGCCATATATACTCTAGAGCTCCTGATCTTTATATGTTATTTTATCTACTTCGTTGGTTCCTTGGAAGTCAAAACCTGTCGATGATTTGTGAGAGTTAAATTCATCAACGCTATTAAACTTAATAGTTGGTTTTCCTGATTCTATAAAGAATATATAAGAGGTAGAGTCTTGATAATACTTTCCAATTGCCCTAGATCTAGATTTATTTGCACTAGACTGAGCGATTGAACTAGCTTTAGAAATTAATGTTTTAGCTTGATTTGTTGACTTAGGTAAATCTTTACCTTTATAAAAGTTTGGTTCCTGATTAGATTCTACCCATTGATTTCCGTTCCATTCAGCTAAAAACCATCGACCATCTTCTGGGTCAAAATCAAAGTAATCATCAAATTGACTAAATTGTTCATCGTGGTCAACATCTCTAACAAGCGCTCCGGTTGGTAAGTTATTTTCGTCTAACTCCCGTAATAATCCTCCAAGCGGGTTTAAAAATAATGTTTGGCTAAAAACGCTACCTTTTTCGTTGGAAACTTCACAAGTATATCTACCTCGTTGTTGTAGTTGTACATTATATAATCGTAATACAGGAGAATTTCCAATAACTGAACCATTTGCAGATCCTATACCGTCTGCAGTAAATCTCCAAGTATATGTTAATCCTTCATCAATACGTTGTCCGTCATCGTCTATAAAACTATAAGCGTCAACCCAAAATGCTACGTTATTGTTTGAAGGCAATTGATAACTTGTTTCTCCTATTTCAGGCAAAGTCTGTATAGTATATCCATCACTTCTAGTACCATCTAATAATCCATATCCTGGATAACATTGTACTCCTATAATAGTTGGAGCTTTATTTGGGCCGTCTAATGGCTTAGGTTGTATTGCTAATTCAGAAATTTCAGTGTCAACTATTCTTTTAAAATTTGCGTCTTCAAATACAAATCTAGCATTAGCAACTATCATGTTTTCGCCGAGCTCTTCGCTTTCCTCTGTAGAAATTATTACTCCTGTGGTTGTTCTGTTTACTTTTTCAGTTGGTATTTGTATATTTCCGTCTTCATCTCCTTCGTCTGAGGCTATTCTATTTTTATTTGCGGGTTTTACAGATATTGAACCAAGTGAATAGTCGAAATCTGATCTAAATTCATATTCTGACCTAGATTCTTTTAATGCCTCTATTTTAGCAGATCTTGCAAACGGAGTATATGTTTCTTCTATAACTTCAAACCTGTCGTCTGTGTTAGGTTTTTTCCTGACTATTTTTCTAGGCGCGTACTTATTTCCTCTAGGCAGTATTGGGCTAGTTGGAAATTTTGGTTTTCTTCTTTTACTGGCATTTGACCTCTTAGGACTGGTGCTCCTTTTATTTGATTTACTATACGCCATTATTTAGACACCTTAAAAATATAGTCATTATCAAATATAGATTGGCTAGTCGGGTATTCATACTCTCCTCCAACAGACTTAAATACAAATTTATATCTTCTTTCTGGATAGAATTGGTCCATCCAAAGATTAAAATAATTTCCTCTATTATCTGCGCTAAGCTTCGTTCCTGGATTATCAAACGGTATAACTACTTCATCTGTCACGTAATCTCTAACAGAATAAAAAGATTGAGAAGGTAATCGATTGTTTGTTAGCGCAGCAGAAACTGTATCATATGTTTTAGCAGGAAATTTTTCTCTTACTACTAAATTAAATCTTTCTCTAGAGTTTCGCTCGTATGCGTGTTTCATATTTTTAATATCAACAATACTTTCAGTTTGAACAGTATCTAAAACGTTTAATGTTGATGATACTAAATCTTCTCTCCAAATTACTTCTAATTTAGGTTGATATACTGTATGTGTATCAGTAGAAAAAAACTGTAGACTACCGTAAGGTTTTCCATTTCTTTCTTCATCAGCAGAACCACCATGGGACCCGCTTCTAAGAATTATAAATCCATCTTGTTTATATGTGCCATCAAACCATGAATTAACTATATCAGTAACATCTATTCTTAGGTCCGTTGTTTCGTAATTAAAAGATTGGGTGGCTGTAGCAATAGAAGTATACCAGTTTCCACCACCAACAGTTGTTGAATAAGATCCTGTAGATCCTGCAGCAAGTTGACTTCCACTTGTCCATTCTGTGCCAATGTAGTTTTTACCATCTTTAAACGTCCAACTAGCTCCTTCTTTAAGTTGTGTTATATCTCCATCAAATGTTCTAGATATTCGTCTACCTTTACCCATTAGCCAAGATCCACTTACTGGAAAGACTTGTATTCCATATTGATAATCTATTGAAGAAGCTTGTAGTGTATATAAATTTAGCACGTATTTTGGTGATGCCATGCCCACATAAGTACCAATAACTCCTGTCGATAAAGATTGAGATACATTATCTAAATCAAAATCAATTAATATTCTACTATTAAATGTATTTGCTGTATTAGACGCCGAAACAATTTTTGATATTTCTAATACTTCGTCTATTCCTGTATTCATACTAGAAGTCGACTCATATATCGTTGTATCTCGGTTTGCTTTTATTGAGTATATCATGTTTTATCTCCTAGTAGCTTACAACCCTACCTCTAATATCTTTATCCGGGTATTTTACCTCGAATATTGCTGGATCTTGAGATGGATATATTATTTTGTTTTTTGTTGCTGCTGGAATATCATAAAAGTTTCCAGAATATCCAGAAGATCTATCAAACTTACAGTGAAATTGTAAATCTATCACAGTTTGTACACCTTCTATTTTATCTAATTCTGTTGCAACATTTCCCGTAAATATTGGTTCATTAAATTGCCATTTATCTATGTCAAATATTTCTTTAAGTTTAAAAATACACCGTGCTAAAACTTCTTTTCCTTGATAACCAGGAAGAGGAACTATTGAAAAGTCTATTCCTATGTTTATAATAAAACCATCTTTGATATTAATAGCGTCAGTCAACATTCTAAATTTACTTAAATAGTTTCTTAAATTTTCTTTAGTGACAATATTTAAATCAGATAATTGCTTGCTTGAATTGTATCCTAGCACATAGCAATTGATGGCTAACGGGTTATCTATTGTTCCAGCAGTTTTTGGATTTTCTTGCTCATCTTGTATTAAATATGCTTTAGATACATTTCCAAATCTAGGCGGTAAAGAATATATTCTAGCTAAAAAGTCTTCTCTAGTTACGGCTCTATTTTGAGCAGCGAAAAAAGCTATTGCGTTTTGTCTAATTTCTTCATTAGTTTCAGCAGATTTTCCGCCTTTCGCTGGCCTAGGATTATTTGCAGCTACTGAACCTTTTACAAAGTTTATTGTTTGTGTTGTTAATCCATCTTCATCTAAAGAAAAAGATATTGTTTCAATATCGGTTAGCGTTCCTGCTCTTACGTTTGACGATACTCCTCCTCCAACTAAATATTTTACAGTTAAATCAGTATTTGCAGGAGCTTGTCCATATGCTCTAGTAAACATTGTATTTGATGGATCCCATGCATTATCAATCTGAGAAACGTTTCCATATGGCAAAGCTAATCCAACATTATCAGGGTTTGGAACTATTAATTCATCTGCTTGTCCTGAGTTTCCAGCACCAAACAAAATTTCTGTTTTCATATCTGGTCGAACATTAGTAACAAATCTTCTAGCTGTTCTCCTAAGTTTTAGTAGGTATGGGGTTTGATCTTTGAATTGAGATAATTCTTCGTCTTGAAGGGCCGTGTTTTGTACTTCTACAAAGGCTGTTTCTTGTGCTAAATAGTCTACTTCATGGTATTTATTTCCATCAGTATCATTTATACGTAATATTTCTATAACGTTTTCGTCTAATAAAAGTCTTTTATCAAATTTTACAGGACTTTCGAAGGTAAATGAGGCCTCTTTTTCTTGTCCAGATTTTGCATAAACAGATTTTTTAAGTAAAAAACTTTCAGGATTACCATTAGAATCTATTTTATAAATTGATATGTCCGTTGGGTCTAAAGAACTGCTAAATGTAAAATCTATGGGTTGAGTTGTAAAAAAGCTAATATTTCCTTGTGTAGGTGCGTTAACAACCATTCCTTCGTCTATAACTGGAGCATAATTAAAATTAGGGCGAACGTTTTCTCCTGAGCCCAATGGTGGTAGTAATAAAAATATATCTAATTCTACCGTGGCAGCTACTGTTGGCTTAACTTTATAACCTAATCCTTTTGCTATTTGAACTAAATTACTTTTTTCTTGAGCCTCTGTTATTAAGCTTTCTCTTAATTGATTATCTATATAATAAGAAAGAACATCTCCAACGTAAGACGCCATTTCTATAAAAATCATTGATGGAGATGACTCGTTAAAATCATTAAAAATATCTGGAAAATAAGTTTTAGAAAAATCTATAAGCTTATCCCTATATTGTGTAAAGTCTTTATTTAAATAACGTAAATCTTTTTTTGCTGTTTGTAATGCCATATTAGTCTGCCTTAATTTCTAATACAATGGTTCTTTCGTCTAAAGTATTATTTAATAATCCCACTGTTAATTGTACTGATATTCCATGTAACCTATCAACAAAAGCCTGTGATCCAGCTGGAGATTGCGGAACAATTACATCTAGCTTTGATATGTTTATATATGGTAGCCAAAATTTAATGGCTTCCTCTATTTCTAATTTTATTTTTTCTCGTAATTCAGGAAAATGCGGTTCAAATAAGTATCTGCGAATATTTGTACCAAAATTTGGATGCATTACTCTTTCGCCTTTTAGAGTTAAAATTAAATTTTTTAAATTGGTAACTGCTTGGTCAATTGACAAATAATTTAAATCGAATAATTTTCCACTTTTTTCTGTAAAAGGTAAACTCAAACCAAGAGATATATCATTTTCAAAATCCATAGGCTCTAGAGTAAACTCTTCTCTTCCTGGCCCAGGTTGATTTCCTCTTTTTACAATTCGACCTTTTCCAGGATCTATTTGTACGTTATATTCGTTATCAATTATTTTTTTCATCTATTTTTTAACACCTTTCATTTTTGGGTGCTTCATCAAAGAGCTATAGTCTCTAGTTAAAATTCCTGCCAAGTTATCGTCTATTTGAATATGTTTTCTATCTTGCGGAATCATTTGTTCTACTGATGGTTTACCACCAAACATTTGATCTGGACTACCCATCCCCATGATATTTGCCAGTCCAGCTTTACCGTTGGTAAGTGTTTTACCTCCCATTGTTGGCCATTCGTTTTTTGAATTAGCTGTTTCGTTTAAAACGTCATTTAATATTGAATTGTCTGTATAATCCTTTTTTTCAAATAACTGTTCGGCGTGTTCCATCATTTGGCCAAATTCTCCGTTAGAAGAAGGTTTACTAGCATTTAGTTCTTCTTTTAATGCCAATTTAACTTCTTTTCTAACTACCTTTCTAATAACTTCTATTAAATCTGATTTTTTCATCAATAAAATCTCCTTATTGTATACAATATTTATCAATATATAAATATCAATAAAGGACAAATATTAACCTATAACCAAGGTAAGGTTACACCGCTAACAGTATTTACAGCCGTTCCAGTCGCAAACCACTGTAGAGCAACCAAAGATAGTATTTGAGGAGCTTGTCCTTTTGACGTAATATTAATAATTGTTGATCCTTGTTGTTCCCATATAGGACATGGGGAGGTTGGAGGTACAGCCGCAAATGCAGGCAACATACCTAATCCAAGAGAAGTTGCAAAAGCGGCCGCTCCAGATTTCATTAAAGTTAGTCCAGGATCTTTATCTTGATTGTATGCATTAATAAATATTCCGAATGCTGCCTGTCTAGCTATTGTTCCAGTAACTGATGGAGGGGTTGGGTTTCCAAAACCGTTAAAAAAAGCATCTGCCCACCCATTTGCAAAAGCTAGCGCGTTATTTGGTGGGTTAGCTTCTAATTTAGCTACTGCTGCTGCGAATGCTGGAGGATTAAATGCCATAATTATAGTGTAAAGTTTTGAGGACTTAAAAATTGTTTTAGCCTACTTTTTATAGATGAATATTTTGCAGCGTTAATTGGGGGCCCACTTGGTCCTACAGGAGTTGGATGGGTTTCTGCTGCTAGTTCGTCGCATAGTTCTTCTAATAATCCTAATAGAGTATCTCCAAGTACAACTGGTTCCTCTGCACCTAAACCTAAATATATTTCAGGACTATTAATTATTGTTTCTCCTCCGCTATCAATATTAAATGTTCCATTAGTTGAAACACCTACAGTTTGATCTCCTATAATTAAAATAGCGTCGTTTCTTGCATTAAATAATAATCTATCAGAAGTTATTATTACCTGTTTACCTTCGTATTTATTCGGGCTATCTGGTTTGTATGCCATAATTTATCTCCTTATACTAGATTATCCCAAGTTGGGTGGCTTCTAGGTACTCTTGAGAATGGACCTGTTCCAGGCTGGTATTCCCAGTGCCATCTTTCTTTTATAACTGTTCTAATAAAACCATATGTTGCCATATTTGCAACTAACCATTTGTATGTTTTTGTAATTTCTCCAGGTGGGTACCCTGTAAAGTTTGGATCTGTTTTTGGATTTCCCCATCTTTTACCCATTCCTGTTTGTATATCAAATGCCTGTCCATTTTGATGCTTAGATGAACCTGGACCAGCAGTTAAAGGATCAAAATATCCTGTTTGCCTTCCTTGAGCTTTCCAACCATCCTCAAATGTTCCAGCCGGTTTTGATAATCCAGACTTGGTTCCTTGATAGGCTCTATCAGCATTTTGCCTTCTCAATGTTCGTTGTCCACTAGTAGAATATCCAGGACCAGATGCATTTTCCATTGGTCTAAAACCACTATTTAATGTTATTGTTATTCCGTCTTTTCCAGCTGCTTGTTTTACCTGTAATATTTTATCAGCAAATTCTTTATTTACTATTTTTCCATCTATAACAACACAAGTAATTTTTTTAACAAATGAACCTCTAGAATACGCATCAAATTCTCCTGCAACAGGTAATTCTTCAACTGCTTCTTCAATATCTGCATCAGGAGCTGGTGGTGGTGTTGGTTGGTCATCTGCTTGGTTTGTTCCGTTATCTGGGGAAGGATCTGCACTATCGTTGCCTGTTCCTCCTTCTCCTGATTGTTGTTCTGCATTACCTCCACTAGATGCCCCTGGATCATTTGGTGTATCTACGCCTTGAATTGCCTCTCTTTCAGCTGCTTGTGCGCTTTCATAGGATTGATCGTATGAATCAGCTAATTTTGATGATACGTCAATAGGAATACTTTGACCGTCTAATAGCCATACTCCTGATGCATCTTCGTTTATATTTTCCTGATGATAAGAACTGTCAGTTGTTGAATGGCCATTTGATATTATAGTTATCGGGGATCCTGGAATTCCTGCACTTGACCAATCATTCTCTGTTGTTGCATCTGGAGTAGTACTACCAAATCGTATACTTTGGCCAAATCTTCCTTCTATTATAGTATCTCCTTCATATGGAAATATTCTAGCTACCGATTCTGGCTCAAAATACTCTCCAAAAGGTAGGTCATTTACATCTCCTTTTGGGTTTCCTGTAAAACTTCTATAGTCTTTGTCGTCATCTCCAGCTTTTGCTATATTATAACTTGCTGCTGGAAGTCCGTTGTGATTCACCCCTTGCCAAACACCAATTGGCATACTTAAATAATATTTTTCTTGGGCTGCGCTTCGCAATTGAGCCGCTCTACTTGCTCCGGCGAGTAATAAAATTACTTCTCCTAATAATGGGTATTGCCTTAAATTTGGAAACAAAGGATTATACCAGTTACAAGAGGCAGCTGCTATTCCAAATTGTCTTGGAAATGCTCTTGCCTGAACAGATCCAATTATTCTATATTGACTAGGATTCCAAGCAGGGTGAGACGTATCAAGAATAATGTCTACAACTTCGGCTGATTCTAATATTCCTTGTTGTACTTCTTTAGCTTGATTATTCTGTGCTTGGACAGGTTTATTACTTTTCTTGCTTGGTTGTATTCTTGGCATTTTCTTCTTCCCATTTTACGGGTTGCTCTGATTGTTTTATTGTTTCCAATAGTTGTTTTCTTTCTTCATCACTTAGACTAAAATCACCACCTTCAGATTCTGATCTAGTCATAGCTCGTTGGACTATACTAGCCATTTTAACTAACATGTCGTCATTTTTAATTCCAACATCTAAATAATCCTTTATTAACGGTACTAAAATAGTTGCATCACTAATGTTTTTAATTAGTGGATGTAGTTGTGCAATTAAAGAATTTATCTGCTTATCTTTTTTCTTAGAATTTGTGTGTATTTCCTTTAATAAGTCAGAAAAATTCTTACCTTGAAATATTTCGTCTTCAAACATAATAATTCCCTTTAGTATAAATATAGTATTTCTGCAAAAAACAGAAAGGGCCTGGAAATTTCTTCCCAAGCCCAATGTATTAAGTAATGTTTATATTACTTTTTGTTTACGAAAAATTGTGCAATAATCAATAACACAACTAACCCTACAAATCCACCATTACCTAGTGAACTTACTAAAGCAGTTAAATTAGCTATTACATCAAATCCGAATACTGTACCGCCAGTTAAGACAGTCCAAAGAATTGTTACAGGTAAAATTGCCAACAATACTGTTGATAATCCACCAAAAAATCCTGTTATGTATTTAATTACATTATCCATTTGAGTTTCTCCTCTTTTTTAAAATTAATAATTGTCGAGAGCATTTGTCCATTTGGACGTTAATTAAAATTTAAGACCGAAACCTAACATTAGGTTCGTAGTCTTATCTCCTGTTGAGTAAACCACTTTAGGGTCTACGTATACACCTTTGTGTATTGTGAATAATTTACCTAGACCAATATTTAAATTGTCTGTGTCTAAGCCT